ATGCGTGAGAAAACGATAGAAGAAAAACTTGTAAAGATTACTCGTTCAATGGGCGGTCTTGCATTGAAATTTTCAAGTCCCGGTTTTGATGGAGTGCCTGACCGCCTGGTACTCCTTCCTAAAGGCAGAATCGCCTTTGTTGAGATGAAAGCACCGGGCAAAATGCTCCGCCCTCTGCAGGTAAGGCGAAAAAGGCAGTTGGAAGCACTCGGCTTTTCGGTGTACTGCATTGACGGTGTAGAGCAGATTGGAGGGATACTCAGTGAAATACAATCCTCATAACTACCAGGCTTATGCTACCGACTTTATACTTGAGCATCCCGTATCAGCTGTATTTTTGGACATGGGTCTTGGTAAGAGCATAATCACGCTTTCCGCAATATTCGACCTCTGCCTTGACAGCTTTCTTGTTCGCAAGGTTCTGGTAATCGCACCGCTGCGTGTTGCCAGAGATACCTGGCCTGCGGAGATACACAAGTGGGATCATCTGCGTGGACTGACCTACTCGGTGGCTGTCGGCTCGGAAACGGAACGCAAGGCGGCTCTTAGGCAGAAGGTCAGCGTGTACATCATAAACCGTGAGAATGTTCAGTGGCTTATCGAGGAGAGTGGCATCCCGTTTGACTATGACATGGTGGTCATCGATGAGCTGTCCTCCTTTAAGAGCTATCAAGCTAAACGGTTCCGCAGTCTTATGAAAGTCCGTCCTACGGTCAAACGCATTGTCGGGCTGACGGGAACTCCATCCTCCAACGGTCTTATGGATCTGTGGGCGGAGTTTCGTATCCTTGATATGGGGAAAAGGCTCGGACGGTATATAACCCATTACAGAAATGCCTACTTTCAACCGGACAAGCGAAACGGCCAGGTGGTGTTCAGCTATAAGCCCCTGCCTGGTGCGGAGGAAAAAATCTACGATGCCATTTCCGACATCACCATTTCCATGAAAGCGGCAGACCATCTGCAGATGCCGGAATGTGTTATAAACGAGGTGAAGGTCACGCTTTCCGAAAAAGAGCGTAAAACCTACGATTCGATGCGCTCGGAACTGGTCGTTTCCCTCGGTGGTGAGGAAATCGATGCCGGAAACGCTGCGGCACTTGCAAACAAGCTCTCGCAGATGGCAAACGGTGCTGTCTACGGAGAGAACAAACGTGTGTTTCCGATACACGACCGCAAGCTGGACGCACTGGAGGATCTCATCGAAGCCGCCAACGGGAAACCTGTCCTTGTGGCGTACTGGTTCAAGCACGACTTGGAGCGAATCTCCGAACGGCTGCATAAAAGGCATATTCCGTTCAGCCTTCTGGACGATTCCGACAGTATCCGCAGATGGAACAGTGGCGAACTGCCTGTGCACTTATTCATCCGGCATCCGCAGGACACGGTTTGAACCTGCAAGCAGGAGGTTCCACACTGATATGGTTCGGACTCACATGGAGTTTGGAGCTTTATCAGCAGACAAATGCTCGTCTATGGCGACAGGGTCAGACCGCCGATACCGTGGTCATTCACCACATCATTACGAAAGATACCATTGACGAGCGTATCATGAACGCTCTGCACAAAAAAGAAAAGACTCAGACCGCACTTATCGATGCAGTCAAGGCCAACTTGGAGGGATGAGAATGGATACTTGTTATACAAATCTTGCAAACGCAATTATCATACAGGCAGCGAAGGATTACAAAAAGGCACTGCGCCGTTTGAAGAAGTTTCCGAGAGATAAAGAAGTCCGACATACCAAACGGGACTGTGAGCGATTTTTCCGTTCCGGTTGGTTTGAAAGGTTGACCGACCTTAACGGCGAGGTTCTGATACGAAAGCTGAACGAGGAGGTGTATGCCGCATGACTGCAAAGGAATATCTCAGTCAGGCATATCGGCTTGACCAACGCATCAACTCCAACATCGAGGAAATCAGCCGCCTTCGTGAAATGGTCTGCAGCATTTCTTCTCCCTCATGGGAAGAGAAAGTTCAGACCTCCCGACACACGGACGCTCCCTTTGTGAGATGTCTGGAAAAAATCATGGACTTAGAAAAGGTCGTGAACGGAGAGATTGACACACTTGTTGATTTAAAACGGCAGATTCGCACGACTATCGAGAGGGTTCCAAACACGGATGAGCAACTGGTTCTCCGCTACCGTTACATTCACAACTGCACATGGGAACAGATTGGCAATGAACTTAATGCCGATGCACGGACGATTCGCCGTTGGCACGGAGACGCTTTGCAGAAGGTTAAGGTTCCGCAGGACGCTATAAAAATCTGAAATGCGCCCGAAATGTCCTGCTTTGTCCGTAGATGTCCACCTTGCCATTGTGATATGATATAATTAGAGCAACAGAATCAAAGACAGCCTCATGGGAGCAATCCCGTGGGGCTTTTTTTCTGCCCGAAGGAGGTGAACGAATGCCAAAGCGACCACTCAGACCCTGCTCTCATCCCGGTTGCCCCAACCTATGTGAAGGACAGTTTTGTGAACAGCACCGTGTGGAGGAGCGCCGCAAGTACGACAAATACGAGCGCAGTGCCGATGTCAACCGCAAATACGGCAGAGCGTGGAAACGCATCCGTGACCGCTATGCGGCAGAGCATCCTCTCTGCGAGATGTGCCTCAAGGAAGGTCGACTGACTCCGGTACAGGAAGTTCACCACATTCTGCCTGTTTCCAAAGGCGGCCCTCACGCAAGAGACAACCTCATGAGCCTCTGCCAGTCCTGCCATACCAAGATCCACCACGACCTCGGTGACAGATAATCATGCATCATAATCACAGTTTACGGTGTGAAAAACTAATGGGCTTTTCCCTTGATATTTTTCGTAGATACGATATATTGTCATGAACTCGTTAATTGTAATTGCGTGATTTCCAATTGGCTGCACGAGCGAAACCCCAGGCATTCCATAGGCATACTGTTTGCGTGTGATGTTAACATATGCCCAATAGCACCCATAGTTTCCGTGATGCCCGGCAAAAGAGAATCCCTCATCCCGGAGCCATGAATAGAACGGTGAATGAATGCTTTCAAGTGATCTGTCACACACGAGGAATGCCTCCGGCTTTCCTTGACTGATGCGAAGTTCCTTTTCTTCCATGATTTAATCCTCCACTGAAAAACTCATAAAGAAAAGACCCATCGTCTGATGAGTCTTCAGCATTCATATTGACCCATCATCCAGCCTTTAGCACCTTACCCTTGGGCAGGTTGCTGTGCGGTCACCGGGGCTGTCCCTAACGCACTCTTTATGGTAATTCCATTGTAGCACAGACTTGCTCCATGTCAACCCGGTAGGGGGATAAAAATCCCCGGGACCTTTACGGTTGGGCAGCGGCCCGGGGTCACGTGTGCGAAAAAGGCGAAATCAAAAGGGTAATAAAGGAAGGAGGACGAAAATGCCCACAAAATCGAATAACACAGGCGGGCGCGGCGGTGCAAGACCCGGTGCGGGAAGAAAGAAGTCCGCAGTCAAGGACAAAGCCGAAAACGGTAATCCCGGCGGCAGAAAACTTGAAGTGCTGGACATTCCCGAAGTCGTGGGTGTTGCCATGCCGAAGCCTCATGATTTTCTTTCTGCCGAGCAGCGGGACGGCAGCGTCCTGCAGGCGCAGGAAATTTACACGGAGACATGGCAATGGCTCAAAAGCATCGGCTGCGCCGCAAAGGTGTCGCCGCAGCTCTTGGAGCGCTATGCCATGTGTTCCGCCCGTTGGGTGCAGTGCGAGGAAATGACCAACCGCATGGGGTTCCTCTCCAAGCACCCCACCACGGGAAAGCCGATCCCGTCCCCGTTTATCAACATCGGTATCAACTATATGAACCAGGCGGTTCGCCTCTGGAATGAGATATTCCAGATCGTGAAAGAAAACTGCAGCACGGAGTACGGCGAGTCCACGCCGCAGGATGACCTTATGGAGCGCCTGCTCCGTGCAAGAAAGGGGTAACACCATGTTTGAAAAAGCAAATCCGTGCCACCCGGACAAGGTGGCGGACAGAATTGCCGGAGCTCTTGTCGACCTGGCATACAAAAAAGAAGCGAAACCCCGCATCGCTGTTGAAGTTCTCATCGGCCACGGCGTGTGCCACATCATTGCGGAAACCTTCGTCAAGCTGGGCGAGACAGATGTCACCGCTGCCGTTCACCGCATTGCCGGAAATCTCACCGTGGACTATGTGGAAGTGCCGCAGGACGGTCACCTTGCCGATAATCAGGCAGACGGTATCCGCTGCGGCGATAACGGCATCTTCAAGGGAATGCCCGTGACCGAAGAGCAGAAAACGCTGTCCCAGATCGCACGACGCATTTTCTCCGTGTATCCTTATGACGGCAAGTATATCCTGGACGGCGACCGGCTCATTCTCTGTCAGAGCAATGCCGAGACACAGCATCTGCGCGAGATTTATTCCGATGCGGAGATCAACCCGCTCGGCGACTGGACGGGTGGCACCGATGTGGACACCGGCGCGACTAACCGCAAGCTCGGCTCGGATATGGCCGATTCGGTGACCGGCGGCGGTCTGCACGGCAAGGATCTGTCCAAGGCAGATGTATCCGTCAATATCTACACTTTTCTCAAAGCCCAGGAGACCGGCAAGCCCGTGACGCTCTGCTGCGCCATCGGTGACGATACCGTGGATGGCAGGCCTTACGCTGAAATCGTGGAGGTCGCTCGGAACTACATCTGCTCGGTCGGCGGCTTCGAGCAGTTTGCGGAATGGGGGCTGGTCTGATGAAAACAACGACCGAAATGCAGCTCGTTCCCATCACGAAGCTGGTTCCCTATGTCAACAACGCCCGGACACACAGTCCGGAGCAGATCAATAAGCTCCGCTCCTCGCTCCGTGAGTTCGGTTTTATCAATCCCGTCATCATCGACCGTGACTATGGCGTGATTGCCGGTCACGGTCGTATTCTTGCCGCTAAGGAGGAAGGCATCTCTGAGGTGCCGTGTGTCTTTGCCGACCACCTCACCGAAGCACAGAAAAAAGCCTACATCATTGCCGATAATCGTATGGCGATGGACGCAGGCTGGGACGAAGAGCTCCTGCGCGTGGAAATCGAGTCCTTGCAGGCAGCGGAGTTTGACCCGCTCCTCACCGGCTTTGACGAAAAGGAACTGTCCAAGCTCTTTGACGATGGTATTGAAGCCGAAGAGGATGATTTTGATGTAGATGCTGAGCTGCAAAAGCCGACCTTCACGAAGTCCGGTGACATCTGGGCGCTGGGACGACACCGGCTCATCTGCGGTGACAGCACAAAAGAGGAAACCTACACCGCCCTTATGGACGGCCGCAAGGCGAATCTCGTTATTACCGACCCGCCCTACAATGTGAACTACGAAGGCAGTGCCGGGAAAATCAAAAACGACAACATGGCATCTGAGAAGTTTTTCGACTTCCTCTTCGATGCCTTTTCCAATATGGAGAAGGTCATGGCGGACGATGCCTCCATCTATGTGTTCCACGCCGATACCGAGGGCCTGAACTTCCGCAAGGCATTTGACGCTGCCGGATTCTATCTCTCCGGCTGCTGTATCTGGAAGAAGCAGTCCCTGGTGCTGGGACGATCTCCCTACCAGTGGCAGCACGAGCCGTGCCTTTACGGCTGGAAGAAGAAAGGCAAGCATCAGTGGTACACCGGGCGAAAAGAGTCCACCATCTGGGAATTCGACAAGCCCAAGAAGAACGGCGACCATCCCACCATGAAACCCGTTCCGCTTCTGGCCTATCCCATTCAGAACAGTTCTATGGCAAACTCCGTGGTTCTTGACCCATTCGGCGGGTCCGGCTCCACGCTCATTGCCTGTGAGCAGACCGACCGCATCTGCTGCACCATCGAACTGGACGAGAAATTCTGCGATGTCATTATCCGCAGATACATCGAGCAGGTCGGTACGGATGAGAAGGTCAGCGTCCTGCGTGATGGCAAGGAATACAAGTATAGCGAGGTAACGCCCCATGACGAATAAGACTTTGACCCTCGGAAGCCTGTTTGACGGCTCCGGGGGCTTTCCGTTGGGTGGGCTGCTTGCCGGTATCACTCCCGTGTGGGCTTCGGAGATCGAGCCGTTTCCCATTCGAGTGACCACAAAGCGCTTGCCATTTATGAAGCACTACGGGAACATCTCCGCTATGGACGGCGGCAAGATTGAGCCTGCGGATATTATCACCTTCGGCAGCCCGTGCCAGGACATGAGCGTGGCAGGCCGAAGGGACGGCTTGGACGGAAAGCGTTCAAGTCTTTTTTATGAAGCCGTCCGAATTATCAAAGAAATGAGGTGTGCCACAGGTGGCAGATATCCAAGATACATCGTATGGGAGAATGTCCCCGGAGCCTTCTCTTCAAACAAGGGTGAGGACTTCAAAGCCGTCCTCGAAGCAGTCATCGGCATCGCCGAACCGAATGCCCAGGTGCCTATGCCTGAAAAGGCACGATGGCCCTACACCGACCTTTATCTGGGAGACGGATGGAGCGTTGCGTACCGAACTCTTGACGCACAATACTGGGGAGTTCCCCAGCGAAGACGCCGCATCTACCTTGTCGCAGATTTTGCAGGCAGAGGTGCCGGAACGAAGCAGCAGACCTTCGTGCTGCAGGGCTCCATGATCGGTCGAGACGATAAGAACGATCCACAGGGTGACGGCATCAACGAAGTTGTCAGCTTTACCCTCAATACGATCGACCGCCACGCTGTCTATACCATGACAACCGGCAGCTTTGCCCAGGTTTCCGAAGATAAGGCTCCTACCGTCCTTGCCCGTGACTACAAAGACCCCACCGCCGTTTGCTACGGCATCGGTAGAGACACCTTCAACCAGGGGCAGAACGCCAAATTCGCTCCGACCTTTGAAGAGGAGCTTCAGCCGACACTGGTAGCCAAAGGACCGGGTGCTATCCAAAGCGGATACACCGTCCGGCGTTTGACACCCACCGAGTGTGCCAGGCTTCAAGGCTTCCCGGACAACGGGTGTGCCGATCTCGGCACGGAAAAACCGACCGATGAAGAAATGTACTTCTGGCACAAGGTATTCAAGACCTACTCCGAAGTGACCGGCTGCAAGATGAAATCCGACAAGCAGGTCGCCAAGTGGCTGAAAGACCCGTATTCCGACAGTGCGGAATACAAGATGTGGGGCAACGGTGTGGCTCTCCCATGCGTATGGTTCGTGCTCTGCGGAATTGTGTGGTATGCACAGTCCGGCGGCGATAATGCGCCGATATAATCTACACCGGAAATGTGCAGATATAACTGGATATATGCCGAGCATGACGGTAATATGTGACTACCATAAAACAAGGAGGTCACTGAAATGACAATTACAATCAACGCACAGGGTGCGGAGCGCAAGCGGCTGGTTAAGACCATCTCCGACTGTCTCGGTGTTACTGCAAAATACTGCGGTGCGCCCACATTCAACTATGAGGTGGATTACTTCACCATCGACCGAAACGGCAGCCTGTCCTTTGACGACAGAGCCGACAGCGAGGTCATCGAAAGATTGCTTGAGCATATCTACGATGAGGGCTTTGACATCGACCAGAACCACACTGAGGATGAGGATGAGCCCTGCGCCCTCTGCGTTTCCATGCCGAAGAGCCTGTTCACCGACAGCAATCTGGAAAACCTCAAGGCGCTCACCACAGCCAAGGGCAGTCTCATCAAGAAAGCCCTCGGTGTGAATGACCTGCCACTGGAAATCACGGACACAAAGGTATCCTTCCCTTGGTTCCCGGCAACGCCCACCCCGGACGAGATGAATGCCTACGATACCTTCATCTGCAAACTGTGCGAGATGGCACGGAATCAAAGCCGTGTCAATTCATCCGAGAAACCGATTGAAAACGAGAAGTACGCATTCCGTTGTTTCCTGCTTCGGCTGGGTTCCATCGGCGCGGAATACAAGACCGCTCGAAAAATACTGCTGAAGAACCTCTCCGGCTCATCGGCTTTCAAGAACGGAGGTACAGAAGATGAGATTTCCGAGTAAAGAGACGGTCGAACGTATCCGCAAGGAATACCCGGTCGGCACCCGTGTAGAGCTTGTTCGGATGGACGATCCCCAGGCACCGCCTGTCGGCACGAAAGGCACCGTGCGAGGCGTGGACGATATCGGCAGCATAATGGTCGCCTGGGATAACGGCTGCGGTCTGAGCGTGGCATACGGCGAGGATATCTGCCGGAGGTGCGACAATGAATGAGAAAATCCGAGAGCAGATTCTTGCCGTCCGCAAGACCGGATGCACGAATATGTTTGATGTGCCGATGGTGCAGTACATTGCCAATGAGATGCGGTTTTACGAACTGGTGGTATTCCTCGAAGAACACCGAGGCGAGTATGTGCATTTCATTCTCACGGGAGAAACGCTGTAATATATACAGTTTTTCTCACGAATGATTGTGTAGTATATTCTCCGAAATGACTGGATATATCCCGAACATGACGGTAATATACACTCACAACAAAACAAACGGAGGTACACGATTATGTGGAAAGAAGGCAGCATCAGAGTTAACGGTGAGGTTTTTCACTACTGGATGAAGCAGTACGACAAAGGCTCCGAGTGGGGTATCGACGGCGGACGCATTTCCAAACTCATGCTCAAGCGGGACGGCAAAATCGTCTGCAACTACGACAGGGGTCGGGACATTGAACCCGCCGATGAAAACACACGGTTAGCACTGGAACTTCTGCTCCACAGCGAGAACTGGTAAGCCACAACAACTCAAAGCAACGGCTCCGAGAGGAGCTGCTGCTCGTTATACGGAAGGTCGCACCGATTTCGGTAGCGGCTATTTTTATTTATGGGGGTCCCCGAAAAGTCACGGACTTTTTGGGGAGAGGACGAGCAATGTAATGAGCGTACTTTTTGCACTTGTGCGAAAACGAGGGATATGGAACTTGCGATGACGAGGAGGTGAGCATAACGAGAAAACCAAAAAACTACAAGCCGACAAGGTTCAAGGTGAACATCTCGCATCATTTCTGTCTCCGATTTTTGTCGGAGACCGTCGCAATACTAATTGAGAAATCTTCCTTGATGGGTCTATATTTTTTGACCGTTTTTCGTTCAAAACGCTTTCTCGTAGTCGGTGAAAAAAGGAGGTCCGGTAATATGACGAACGAACAGACAATTTTAATTTCCCGCCTTATGAAAGACGGAATGGGATACAGAAAAATCGCAGCCGAACTGGATTTGCCCGTCAACTCGGTAAAAAGCTGGTGCAGAAGACATCCCCGTGAAGAAGGAGATGCGAATCACTGCATGATGTGCGGAAAGGAAATATCTTCGACGCCGCACAAAAGAGTCCGCAAATTCTGCTCGGACAAATGCAGATACGCCTGGTGGTCGGCGCATCCGGAAAAACGGAAAAACAAAACCGGATACAAACACATTTGTTTTAATTGCGGCAGAGAATTTACCAACAACCGCGTCAACACCCGGTACTGCTGCAGGAAATGCTTCGGCGATGCAAGACGGAAGGCGGTGTGACATGGATATCAATCTTTACGCAAAAGTCAAAGAATACAATACCGCCCTCGCCGTCATCAGAGAAATGCGCTCCACCGGGATTATCACCGATGAAGATTTCGGCATAATATGCACAGTTCTGGCTGAGAAATACGGTCTAAGTTCGTGCAGTATATTTGCCGGAATCGACTTGATAACCGCCCGGACTGACGGTAATATCTGACCGATAGGAGGTATTATCTATGGATAGAATCATAGAAAAAATGCGGTTTGACGTGCCGACGCAGCCCAAGGCAAAACGGGTAGCTGCCTATGCGCGTGTTTCGTCCGGCAAAGACGCCATGCTGCATTCGCTGTCGGCGCAGATCAGTTATTACAGCGAAATGATACAGGAACATCCCGGTTGGCTTTACGCCGGGGTATATTCGGACGAGGCGCTGACGGGAACAAAGGAGAACCGCAGCGGTTTCCAATCACTTCTCGCCGACTGCCGTGCGGGAAAAATCGATATGGTTATCGTCAAGTCGATTTCCCGTCTTGCCCGCAATACGGTGACGCTGCTTGAAACAGTCAGAGAATTGAAATCCCTCGGCGTGGACGTCTATTTTGAAGAGCAAAATATTCATACGCTCAGCAGCGAAGGCGAACTGATGCTGACGATTCTCGCAAGCTATGCGCAGGAGGAATCACTGTCGGTCAGTGAAAACCAGAAGTGGCGCATACAGAAAAACTTCAAAGAAGGCAAGCCCTGGAACGGCACGATGCTCGGCTACAGGAATGTTAACGGAATGCTCACGGTCGTGCCTGAAGAAGCGGAGATTGTAAAACGGATTTTTGATATGTACCTTTCGGGTATGGGCATCCAGTTGATTGCCAACACACTTAACCGGGAAGGTATCTCTACAAGGCTCGGCGCAAAGTTCAAGAGGTCCGCAATCTCCAAAATGCTTCGTAATGAGGCGTATGCCGGAAATCTGCTGCTTCAGAAAACCTTCAAAGACAATCACATCGCAAAACGCACCAGAATCAACAGGGGCGAACTGCCGATGTACTATGTGGAGAATGCGCACGAGGCAATTATACCGTCCGAAATATTCCAAAAGGTGCAGGAGATGATTACACAGCGGGCAGAAAAATATGCGCCGCCGTCTCTTGAAAAGCCTGCCGTCTATCCTTTCACTTCGCTGATTACCTGCACAAAATGCGGAAAGCATTTCAGGAGAAAAACTGTGAGAGGCAAGCCCGTCTGGATCTGCCCGACATTCAATTATGAGGGAAAAGACGCCTGCGCCGCAAAGCAGATACCCGAAGAGATACTTGAGAAAATAACATCGGATATGGATATGGAAAATGTTGCCGGAATCACAGCGGATGACGGAAATCGGCTCCTGTTTCATTTTACCGACGGAACCGTTACGGAAAGGACATGGTGCGACCGCTCACGCTCGGAATCGTGGACGGATGAAATGCGGCAGAAAGCGAGAGACCGGACAAAAGCGAGGAATCAGAAAAAATGACGGAAAGGATTGTGACCGTAATACCGGCAACGAAAGCACCGATTCACATGATTGCCGGTTCGTCTGCAAAAAAAAACGCCGGGTTGCCGGATATGCAAGGGTATCCACGGAAAAAGACGAGCAGTACACTTCATACGAAGCGCAGGTGGATTACTACACACAGTTCATCCAGAGCCATGCCGGATGGGAGTTTGTTAAGGTCTACACGGACGAGGGAATCAGTGGCCTTGGAACAAGAAAACGTGACGGCTTCAACGAAATGATAGATGACGCCATGTCCGGCTCCATCGACCTTATCATAACGAAGTCGGTCAGCCGTTTCGCCCGGAACACCGTCGACAGTCTGGTGACGATACGGAAGTTGAAAGAAAAAGGCGTCGAGGTCTATTTTGAAAAGGAAAACATCTACAGTCTAGACGGCAAGGGCGAACTGTTGCTTACCATTATGTCAAGCCTTGCGCAGGAAGAGTCCCGATCCATTTCGGAAAACGTCACATGGGGACAGCGCAAGCGGTTCTCGGACGGAAAAGTCAGTCTGCCGTACAAACTCTCGGCTATGAGCGCGGCGAGAACAAAAACGATCCGCCCGTGGTCAATCCCGAACAGGCTGTAATTGTCAGACGGATCTACAGGTCCTTTATGGAAGGAAAAACAGCCGGAGCCATTGCAAAAGAGTTAATGGCGGAAGGCATACCCACTCCTGCGGGCAAAACAAACTGGCGGGCGTCCACGATAAACAGCATCCTACAAAATGAAAAATACCGCGGCTCGGCACTTCTTCAAAAGTGCTATACCACGGATTTTCTGACCAAAAAGCAAAAGGTAAACGAGGGCGAGGTTCCTCAGTACTATATCGAACACAGCCACGAAGCCATTATCGATCCGCTTGAACGGGATGCCGTGCAGGAAGAAATCAGGCGCAGAAAAGAAATCGGCAGAGCTTACAGCGGCACAAGCGTGTTCAGCGCAAAACTGGTCTGCGGAGATTGCGGCGGCTGGTACGGACACAAAACATGGCACTCGACCGACAAATACCGTTCTACAATCTGGTGCTGCAATCAAAAGTACTCTGACGGGAAGCGCAGATGCGGCACTCCGGTTGTTACCGAAGAAGATATAAAGGACAGATTTATTTCGGCGTTCAACCGTATCGTTTCTTCCAAAAAGCCTTACATCAAAGCCTGCAGAACGGCAAAGCAGGCACTCACGGATACAACCTCTATTGACACCGAGATGGCGGATTTGCTCAGGAAGATTGAAGTTGTTTCGGAGCTTACGAGAAAATGCATCGAAAAGAACTCAGCCGTTGCTCAAGACCAGAAAGAATTCAATTCGCGGTACAACGGCTATGTCGAAAAGTATGAAGCGCTGAAAGAACGGTATGACAGCCTTGCAGCCGAACGGGAAAGAAAAACCGAAATGGCAAAAGCCATCGACAGGTTTATTCACACCGTTGAATCAAGAGACGGTCTGCTCACGAAGTTTGATCCGCATTTGTGGCTGACGACCATTGAAAAGGTGACGATCGCATCTGACGGGAAAATGCTGTTCTGTTTCTTTGACGAGACAGAGGTATCCGGTTGA